TCCTCATCAAAAGTTGAACTAGTACTATCAAAAGTCCTAGTAGTTGTAGAGAAGTCCCCTACTGTTTTAGAAAACTCGATTGGAAATGCGATATTTGTCTTTAAATTTCTACTATTATTCGCAGGATCATTTAATTCTGCTAATGTTAATGTAGTACCATTTAAAGAACTATCCAACATTCCTGATAATTTATAATTTCCCCATTGGGTCACAGGAACACCGGTACCGTTTATATACGGTCCTGAAAATAACCCAAATTGAAATGCATTTTTCAGTCTAGGTCCTGCGTATGCAAATCCATGCTTTCTAACTTGACCTCGTATTTTGAAACCAAAATCTTCAGCATTACCGACTATTTTTACAGTCAATTTTCTATTTACGGTGACATCTCTTGTATTCGCAGTATGTGTATTTCTATTGTCATTACCCACCATAGGATTTGCTCTTAAACTTGTACCACCAGTTGGTGTTCCTGCTCTTCTACCAAATACGGTAGAGAATAAGAATTTGTAAGTTGAGAATATAGGCGTATCAAGAATTCCAGATACGATACCTTCGACAGGTACAGAAATTTGACCACTTACTTTATTTTGAATTCTAACAAGACCACTTACAGCAAATCCAGATGGGTGAATTGCCTTTTTAATATAGTCTCTCCATTTAGTAATACTTTCACCTACTTTTACAACATAAGAATAATCTTGATAATATAAACTATCTTGAACTCTTTTATCTTTTTCTGAAATAAATCCGTCTTGAGTTGTATATGCACCAGTTGTTAAAACTTTTGTATTAATCGTTGTAGTAGCGGTTGCTTGATCTACTTTTTCAATTATTACTGTTCCTGATCCAGAAAATGTTAGAGTTTGTCCTACTACAACAGCACCACTTGCCGTTGTAAATGAAATTCTATTTGTACTTGTATCAATAGTTTTTAAAGTACCCGTTGTACTACCACTACCAGTAAATGTTTCAGACGCTGAAACTGTGCCGGTTGATGTTTTAAAAATAGCGTTACCTTCTAACACAACACTTGGTGCTGATGAATAACTAATTCCTTGATCTAATATTTGAAACTTTTTAATTCTACCTATCCGACTACCGTATGTTTTAATTACGGCACCTGAACCACTATCACTTGTTACCGTAGCAGTTGGTAGAGAACCCATTCCTTCACCACTTCTTGTAATTCGAATATCTGTAATATCTTTTGTTGCTGATGTTCCTGCTTCTTGAACTATTTTATCTCCTTGATAAGGGTCGCCTGCTTGTGTGCCATCCTCTAAGACAATGTGATCTGCCGAAGTTCCTGTTTCACCAGCAAATCCTCCGTTTACAACAGCAACAACCGCTTCAGCACTTGCACCGCCGGAATTTGTATAATTGAAAGTAATTGTATCACCTACAGCGTAGTTTGCACCACCATTTGAAACTATAATTTCATCAAGACCACCTAATCCTATTTCCTCAATTAATGCAGTAGCACCAGAACCACTACCACCGGATAAAGTGACCGGACTATCAGTAGTATATAAATGTCCGTCATTTACAACATTAACATTTTCTAATATTTTTTTAATTGTACCTTTTGCGACCTGTGTTTCATCTATATTATCAACACCACTAATTGTTGCGTTTTCTAAAAATGTTCCTATTATTGTTTCGGCGTTCAATTCTAATTCGTATAAGAATATACCTCCTATACCAAAGGCGGTAACATTTTCTACTAAGGCAGTTGCAATATCAGTTCCACTTGTCATTGTAATAGTTTGACCTGTAAGATTTAATACATTACCTGAAGTTTGTAAAACTCGTAAAATACTTTTACTTGAAAATTTACCGATAGAAGGTTTTAATAAGTCTCTATTAGGATAGTAGATATCAGGAGTTTCGTTGAATAACATCTGAAAGAAAAGTTTGTTTGCTTTTGCAGTACCTTTGGCACGATATAAACCTTTAATGTTTTTCATCGCCTTTCTTTTATCAACATCTGTAAATAGATTTTCAGTTATGCCTGACATAAAAGATTTTCTCATATCAGATAGGAAATCAAATAATGTTTTATCAGAATCTGCTAAATTTAAAAACTGTTGAATATTTTGTACAGGATTACCTCTATATTTACTAACCTTTGCAGTTGCACCAGAAGTTGCTCCTGTGATTGTTTCACCAGTTTTAAATCTTGAGTTTGCAGATATGAATAGTTTTGAATTTGAAATATCGGGACTTAAAACAGTTGAAGTTGCACCCGTAGTTTGACCTGTAATAATTTCACCTAAAGTAAATGCAGAAGCAAAACCATTACTTTCTAGTAAAGGTGCTGAACCATCTTCGTTTATTATTCTATCAGTTAATGCTGCGTTTTCAGTTTCTAATAATATTTCATCTTGCTCAGAAATATCTGTAACCTGCATTTCGGCAGATTCCATAAAAACAAAATACGATTTAACAAATTCAGTAAATCCTGGATGTTCTGATTGTATATATTCGGGTGATTGTTGACCTACTAGAGAAGATAGTTTTTCTTTTAAGGTGTAATAATTTTCCATTTTAGTATGATGTTGTTGTTGTGTATCCTACTCCAGATGAACCAGAACCAGACGCAATCGTATCAACCTGACCAGTAATTGAAGAGTTTGATATATCAATACTTAAAATTTGTCCTCTTACTGGCGCAACATCATTTGAACTAGGTTTTACGGTAACTCGTATCGAAGTTGAAGCAACACCATCTACATTTGAAATAGAATTTATAATTGCAGAAGCAATTTTAATTTCACCTGTAAGATAATTAACAGTACCCCAAGTATTATTGTCATATGTTTTAACACCTGATACTAAATGATACAATCGAATATTACCACTACCATCATCATTAAAAAAATATTCAGTAGTTGTATCAGTATTTAAATAAAATCCTGTTGACTGAATAACACCACTAGCACCTGAATTATGTCCTGTGTGAGGATTATAAATTGCATTATTAAATCCTATTGTGTATGCTTGTGATACTAAAGAAGTTGTGATAGGTTTAAATAATTGATACATCTGAACCGTTGTTATATTACTTAATATAGAATTATCAACATTATCAATTAATCCTGTCAATGCAGAATGTCTAAACACACCTACAAAATTATCTAAATTATCATCACTATATTGAGAAATAACTGTTTGTATTTTATTTGCAAGTGTTGTAGCATCCTCAACCGTTGCAGTACTATCATATTTAAATGTAGTTTTTAAAGTAATAAAGGTTGTTTCAGGATCAGTAATTACTGGTCTAACTGAAGCAACAGCATACTCTTCTAATTGTGTTTGAATACTTGCTTTGTCAGCACTTGTGAGTGTTGTGCCGTCTTTTGCTTTAACAGATATATAAACTCTACCGTATGCTGGCACAGCATTATCTTCACCGCCCCATACTTGAATTGCACTTGCGGCAGGATATATTTGTTTTACTAATGTTTTATAATCAGCAGCAGTGACCGCTCTATCTTGAGCAGAAAACTGTAAAGGTGCATTTAGTTTAACTGAAGCAATATTTTCAGCGTTTGTACCACCAGAAGATTTTGAAATTGTTTTTGCTGTTGCTGAAAAACTACTTATAGTTCCTGAAGGTGTAAATGTGTTTGCACCATTTGAAGCACTTTTGTTGGTTACAATGTAAGTTAGTTTTATAATATTACCATCGGACGGTTTAAATCCGGTTACACCATCGCCAAAATATATTTCAAATTTTCCATCTTCAACCTCTTGACAGAAATAAACTTTACTTGTTGAGGTTACTCCTACTTGAGAACTTGCTTTTGTATATGTGAAACTTGTTGTATCTGAAATTGAATTTTGAACTAGTATACCTAAAGTTGTTATATCAACATTGTTATTAGGTATAATATATCTTTGCTCTTCATTTGTACTATCAATCGTATATTCAAAAGTGACTCTAGTGCCTTCGTATATATTTACATTTGAGAAAGTATAAACACCGTCAGTAGGTGTAATTGATAAATCAGAATTGGTAACATATGTGTATGAATCACCATCTAGAGTTGAAGTGAATTTTGTACCTGCAGGCATTGTCACCGAAGCACCTGTAGCGTTAGTAAGGGTTACATCAATTATAGCAGTTGGTGAAATAGCGGATGAAGGAGTATACCCTAACATTTTTGCCAATGAAACTACACTAGATCGTAATTCAGCAGAGTCTAGGAAACTTTCATTTGCTGCCATGTTGGCATTAAATCCTAAATAGTGTGTGTTGTATGCAAGTAGATCAAGAAGAACTGCCATACCAGAACCTTCAAAATCAAAATCAGCAAATTCAGATTGATTTCGTAAGAACTGTTTTAAATTATTTTTTATTTGGTCAAAGTCTAATTCAGTAACCTGTAATTTTTTTGTTTCAGTTGTGCTAGTTGTTGTTGCCATTTATCTTAATCTTTCTAAAAATGTATCAATCGTAACCGGTTCAGGATGATTAACTACATAAAATTCTATCATTATATTATATAAATTTTGGTCAGCATTACCTCTAACGAGAACTTGAATTAATCTCACTCTTGGTTCGTAATTAACCAATACTTCTTCAATCTTTTTCGCTAGATATATTTCTGTAAGAGGTGTCATATTTTCAAATAACAATTCTCTTATTCCTGATCCTAATTCAGGATGAAAAAATCTTTCATAATGATTTGTGTTGATTAAATTTCTAACACTTCTTTTTACAGCATTAACACCCTCTATTTTTACAATATCGTTTGTAACCGAGTTTCTAGTAAAATTTAGATTTAAGTCTTTCCAGACTTTAGTACTTTTACTATTGTTTGTGGATGCGGCGTCATATGTCATACTTCTATTTATATTGGCAAGCACAGACATTTTCAATATTCTATCTACATATCCCGAATTATAATGTAGTCTTATTGTAAATGTATAAGTTGTGTCTGAACCTACAGCAGGTGATGTTCCTTCTATTCTATTATTAACTAGACTTAGTCCTTCTGGTAAACTACCTGATTCTAAAGTAGTGTAGATATATCTGAATGCCTGACCTCCAGCTGCCTTGAATTGCTCAACATAAGTAGGACTATCATCAATTAATATCTTATTTGCACCACTAAAAGGTCCTTTATCAAAGTTTAGAGCAAAGTTAACACTACCTGTAGGAGCGAATGATGAAAGGTTATTATTAACCCAGGTCGTTTTCTCACCATTTGCATTTAAGGCACCTGTATCAGTTGTTAATATAGAATAACTACCGTGTATAGACTGTACTAAATCTAATAAACCTTTACTATTATCTAAAAACACTTGAGGTAATACAGTTAGATTTTGAAAAAATCCAGGTGTATTGTTTACAATTTGTTGTACAATAGAAGTTGTACTAGTATCAGCGTCTAATAGATTATCAACACCATATAACTGAGCAAGTCTAATATTAAAACCTGCAAGTGTATTATCCATATCAACATAGATTGTACTACTTGCCGATCTATGTGTATTCAAAAATAACTCTAAGTCATTTGTTGCATTTTCTGTTTGTATGGGTAAATTAACATTAATTCTTTGTTCACTCTTTATAGAAGTGAATACATCATTATCGTTAACTGTCCATAGTGGCGCTGCCATTTTTATCCTCCTGCAAATACATTAGAAGAACCGGCGGCAACCGATGTGCAACCAGATATACCATCACCAACACGACCACACCCTTTACCATTTACAAATACGGATCCACTGCCTGAAGCAATAGGTGCTGAATGAGAAGGACAAGGAACACCAGGTAATAGATGACCTGTATTATTATCGCCTTGTCTAGAAACTGCTATGCCGTTTGCAAATACATTACTTGAACCTTGGGCACGAGTCATACCGCTACAATGAGCAACATCCGCATCCCCTATTCTAGTTACCGCTGGCATTCGTTTCTCTTTTCATTAATTCTTTTAATTTACCATCAAAAGTTGCTATGAATTTGTGATCCTCTTCACTATGAGGAGAATCAGGAAATTCAGGTTTAAAAACAATAACATTATCAAAAGTATCTGGAATATCATTATAATTAGAAAACTCTAAAAGACTGGTCCCCACCTTAATAATGAATTGTCCGTTCAAGACCTTTTACCTTGACCACGATATGCCTTGAATGATCTTTTCTTAGATTTATTCATTGTACTCTTAATAGGGTTTCTTCCTTGAGAAGTACCTTTATGTGTAGGAGTATGTCCTGAATTAATACCGTGAGACTTAGATATTTTAGCCATTACTTTTTACTTTTCTTTTTAGTTGTCTTTTTTACCACTTTTTTCTTTTTCTTAACTGGTTTAGATGTACCAGTAAGAGCAAGAATAAATCCATTAACAGTATCATAGACTTTTTGCAAAATATTACTCATTTTGTGTTCCTTTTAATAATTAGTTCCGAAGGATATACCTTCTATTACGATTTTTTGACGAATTCCTTTAGAAACCGTTGGATTTACGATATCCACAATATATTCGTGTCTATCTAAAATCAAGTCCCAAGCAAAATTGTCTGATTCGTAAAGAATCACTCCATCATAACAAAAATCCTTCATATTTACTATTTATAAGAGTTTTTTAAGTGAATTTTATTGCAGTTTTTCGCAGTTTTTCGTCATTTTTAGTCATTTTTCGCAGTTTTCTGCGATTTTTCAAGTTTTTTTCATTTTTCTTCTAACCTATTGATTCCAAAGGGAAGAAAGTTTGAAAAAAAGGGAGAAAGTGCTTGTTTTATGCTTCAAAATAGTGTAAAATAAAGACATAAATCAACAAAAAAGGACAAATATGAAAAATAATCAAGAATTAATGAAAGAACTAAAAATCGAAGAAAGAATGTCTTTAGGATTCAAACATAAGTCAATCCAAAGAGTACATAGAGAATATAAAAAGTGTAATACACTTGACTTAAAACTTGACTATCTAGAAAAACTAAAAGCAGACGCTTACGATTATGTTTATGATCTAGATTTAGACTCTGCAATTAGAAGAGTCAAGAATTCAATGGTAATTAATTATTAATAGAGAGGACTAAAAATGACATACGATAAACTAAATGATAAAGTTTCAGATATTCTTGCAAAAGCAGAATCTGAAATGAATGAAATAATTGAAAAATTTAATGAAACAAATTCTGAAGGTACCGAGATTGATACAGTCGATCTATCAAGTAAATTTTCAGATTTAAATGACTATGTGGAGGACTATGCCGAATGAGTAATAAATTTGATACAGAAATGAATATACAAACTACAATGAGTGAGATTGAGGATAATATTGCAAAATATAATGCTTGTCTCGCCGGACAGTATTCGGGTGATGAGAATACTTACGCCGATAAAGCAGTCGAGTTAGGTGAATCAATTGGATTATCTGAAGAAGATATAATGGAGATGATATAATGTATAGATCACTTACAAATACAACCGATACAGGTATTAAACAATATATGTTCGGTAACGATAAACTCGCTCACGATAGATTTAATAATATGAATACAGATAATCAGAATGCTTATATGGTAGGATATCTATCAAGTGCTTTAAAAACAGCACACGAAAAACTTAATATAATAAAAGGAGAGAAATAATGAGTAATCAAAAAGAAATGTTATTTGTTGCCCAAGAAGCAGCAGAAATAGCAAATACTAAAGGTGCCAATTACTTTGGCGATGAAGGTGAATTAAATAATTATCTATTCGAGAATGTAATGTGCTTAACCACATCAGACCTAGACTTCAATGCTGTTGTCTCACTTGCGAGAGAATATGTTGATGATGGTGTTGTGGAAATGCAATATCAAGAAGATGAAAATAGAAAGTATGATGAAGAATATGCATACTTAGAAATGGTGTCATAATGGATTTTTTAATGATAGTAATTTATTTATTTGTGATTTTTTTATGTTTCTATTCTATTTACATATTAAATCAGATGAAAAATATTGTGGACAAAATGACTGTTGATTTAAGTAGAATGTCCCAAATCCTAAAGAAGAATGAAAAATGAGACCCCTATAATAACATATCTTAAATGGTCAGGTACTCTTGCAGTTATTGTAGGAGTATTTTTAGCAGCGATTGATATTCACCCTTGGAGTAGTTTTACTTTAATGACCGCAAGTATATTGTGGTTTGGTGTCGGCATATCTTGGAAAGAATATGCAATCGTAACCACGAATATTTGCACCTTTAGTTCTAGTGTTCTAGGACTACTAATTTATTATGTATAATTATAGTACTTACGGCATTGTTGGTTTTAGTCGTGGTGAAGGTGACTGGTGTTGGCGTGTTTTAATTGTAAGAGGTATACATTCTTATAGAATACCCCTACCATACCCATTATATCTTATTGTAAACGGACTATATAAAAGAAGAATAAAGAAGAATTCGGAGCAGTATAAATAACTATATGTTTAGAAACATTTGCTGGGCATTCTCTGGTAGTGATGTACTATCGGAAGAGAAAGTCGATTATATTATGGAAAAAGGTTTATCTGCCCATGAGCAGGTTGCCACCCACCAATTAGAAAACTTAAAAAAATCTGAAGATGATAATATTCGTGCCAGTCGTATCGCCTGGTTAGATGATGAAGGTGTTTATGATTGTATAAGACCATTTGTACATTCTGCTAATGAGACCGCCGGTTGGCGATTAGACCTTAGACAAATTGAAATGGTGCAATTCACAAAGTATGCATTAAATCAACACTATCATTGGCATATTGACGGACAATGTGACCATTACTCTTCAAAAGTTTTATCAAGTCATCAAGACTATGAAAGTCAAGGTCAGATAATGCCTATTAATGAGACACACGATCCTAGTCATGTTGGTTTATGTAGAAAGATTTCCGTAACCATTAATTTATCTGATCCTAACGATTATGATGGTGGTGATTTATGGTTAACAAAACATCCTCAAGATTCTAAAATAAGTGAATTAGAAACATTTACTAATCCGTCTTTTCGTGATAAAGGTGCAGTCATTGTCTTCCCATCTTGGGTTAGACATAGAGTCACTCCGGTAACCAGAGGTACAAGATATAGTGCCGTTGCCTGGTTTAACGGTCCTCCTCTTAGATGAAATATATTCAAGTCATACCTTCAGCAATAGTTTTACACTTCACCGTTCCTGATCTTATATTAAATGATCTTCATAATTTTACTGAAGAAGTATTAGAAGATAAACAATATCACGATAAAAGAAATGCTGAACCTTTTTTAGCAGCAGATATAAGACAACAATACTTTCTCAATCAAAATGATCCTAGAGTTGCTAGATATTGTGATTGGCAACAAGCAAAGGCAGTTGAGTATATAGAAGCATATGTTGAGCAATCAAAGATGGTGAGTTCTAATGGAGGTTATCCTGATTGTGAAATAAAAACTGAAGATATCTGGTCAGTACATAGTTTCGAAAGTGAATATAATCCTATACATTCACATAATGTAAAAACAGGATATGGTCTTGCAACCGTGACCTATACAAAACTACCTGAAACAATGAAAATACATAGACCTGAAGATGAGGCAAGATATAATCAGTATGGTTTATTTAAAGATAATCTAGCAGGTATAACAGATGGTTATATTTCACTACAAGCAGGTCCTCAAAAAAATTTACAACAGTTAAGAAATTTTGAAACGACACAACAAGTGGCAGTAAGACCTGAAGTGGGGTTGATGGTAATGTTTCCTATATGGATGAATCATTGTGTATATCCATTTAAAGGTAAGGGCGAAAGAAGATCAGTTGCTTCTAATCTCGTAATTGATATAAAAGGAGATTTGTTTCCGGAATAGACTCTGGAGCATTCTTGAAGGGATCTACACCCATATATATAAGATTAAAGAATTCTACTTTCCGTTATAGTAATCAAACCATCTTTTAACTATACCTGGTACTAACCACTTTCTAGGATACCAAACTTTCACACCATCTAATTGTTGTTGACGAGTACAACCTTTTCTTGCCCAGTACTTATAACTAGGCATTGTCTCGTTAGTTTCTTCAACAAAGAATTCAAAACTTCTTTGTCTAGATTTAGGATCTAGATATTTAAAACCTTTCCACATAATAGAAATAGTTTTATCTTTATACAATTCTATTCTATGAAAGTCATCTAGTTTTGTATCAGCACTAAATGAACCAGGTCGTCTAGACTTAATAGTTTTTTCACCAGTGTGTCTGTTTATAACTATCTCTTTATAACCACCCCACAATATAAAAGTGTACATACGCCAAGGGTGATTGTGATAGTCTGTATAATCATTGTAAATTATATTAATTACTAAATGATTAAGTATTGGTATAAAACCAAATGGAAATATTCTAAGTATATAAAAGTATTTACCATCACTACCTTCTACTGGTGGCATGGCATTAACTTCGTGTATGAATAACCAGTTCTTACAAAACTTTAAGAACCAAGAGTCATTCTTTTCTTGTTCGTTTATTAAATCAATGTATTTCATAATTATCCTCTAAACCAGTTTGTTGTTTACATTCTTCTAATTCTTCATCTGTATATCTATTTAATTTAAGTGTAAAATCTTCGTGATATTGTTTAAGTGGCACACCACATAGTTCATCCATTTTAAATAATTCTTCATAACTTATTGTATAGTCAAAATTATGACCGTGATCTTTATAGCATTTTTCCCATATGTATTTATGTGCCAAATATAAATCTAGTTCTTCTTGGGTGTATTTCATTTTAGGTCTCTGATAATTCATAAATCTATTATAAGTATTCATAATTCCAGTTCTATGAACGCCCCAAAAAGAAATATAATGTTCTAGTAAATTTTTTCTATATAAGAATATTGTTGTTAGTGGTTTTACTAATTTTCTAAATTTATCGAATTCATGACCAGGTCCGTATTCTTCATCACTACCCTCATACAAATCCCAAGGAGTAAATTTAGCAACAAAAGGTTTTTTCTTTATCATTTCTATCTGTTCATCTCTAGGTAATTTTCTTAAATCAGTATTGCTATTTGCTAGTTGTAAAGTTTGAAAAGGTGAGTAGTTGGTACCACCTCTTTCCTCAGTTTTCATTAATAGAGTAGGACTTATTTTGCAAAGTGATTCACCTATATTCTCTAACTTTAAATGTTTTGCTAAAGTTAAATTCAACCAAGTGCTACCACTTCTAACAGGAGATACAATTAGATAATTCATCTTGCCCATGTTTTACTTCCTATAACCATCTTATCTATTTGAGTTTCATTAAATAACTTTATTGCCTGATCTCTTGTACCTGCAATAGGTTCACCCATTCTATTCAATGATGTATTTAATAACACAGGTACACCAGTAAGTTTTTCAAATTCATCTAGTAGTTCATAATAAGCAGGATTCATTTCAGGTGTCACCGTATTCGGTCTACAAGTATTGTCAATGTGGGTTACAGTAGGAATACCATCATTCTTCACTTGAGCATTATATAACATATATGGACTGTCCTCAATATCAAACCAGTCTTTTGATTTATCTTGTTTAACACTTGCACCAAAAGGTCGCCAAGGTTCTCGTTTCTTAATACTATTTATCTTATTCTTTCCATCAGATAATGTAGGATTCATTAATACACTTCTATTACCTAACGCTCTAGGTCCTATCTCACCGTGACCTTGATACCATCCAACGATCTGACCTTTTGCAAGTGATTCAGCAGTAGTTCTGATTGTATGACTACAAACTTCATCCCAAGGCAATTCGTCATCTTGACAGAATGGTAAATTTAAACTAACCTCGAAGTTATGTTTCTCACCTAGATACGCTAAAGCACCTATTGATATGCCTTCATCATTACAATAGGGTGGTATGTCAATATTATAATGTTTTTTAAGTTCAGTATTCCAAACAACATTTAATGCTACACCACCAGTATAATTTATAGGATCTTTTGTATGATTAAATTGAGTATCAAAATGACCTTTGATATATTCAAAACATTTATCATGTACACTTGAAACTAAATTCAACCATTCAGAATTATTGTGTGTTGCATTACCTTCATACTCAAATATAGAATTTAATATATTTACCGGTCTATCATCAATGTAATAAGAGTTGCCGTAAGATTGTAAACCCATAATCTTTCCAGGTACATCTAGAGAATCTAATATATCATTACCAGTAGATAATCCCATTTTCATACCAATTCTAGTTAAAAAAGAACCCATAGGAAACCCATCTGATCCTATTGTTAATACTTTATCACCTACAACACCATATGTATTACCTGTTCCTTTACCATCTATTACTGCCTGTTTATTTTTACTAAGTGTACTATAAGCGTGTAGTGTATGATGATCTACTTCAGTTATTTTTATATTTTTATCTATAACAGATTTTAATACTTTTAAACCTTCTGTAATAAGATTTGGTACTACTGATGTTTGTTGTAATTGTGTTGACCCACCAATAAATATTTTACCTTGATCTCTAACTTCAATGGCGCCGTGAAATTCACTTTGTATATAATCGTGAAGCATATTACTAGGACCAGCAAATGTTGCTGTTTCACTTTTCATACCCATATTATCCATTTCATTAAACATATTAGCAGTAAATGTTGATGACTCTTTTTCTTGTATGCAAATTTCTTCTATTTCACTCCACTCAATATTCCATTTCTTTAATGTATTTTCGATCCATTCGAAACTACCTTGACCGTGTTTGATACCACTATACCGTTCATACTTGCTATAGTATGTCTTGCCGTTTTTGTATGCTGAAATGTTGCAATCGTGCAACCCTATGTGTAATCCTAAAAATGCCATCTCAACGCTCTTCTTGTATATTGTATTGCAAAATTACTCCAAGTACCATTCTTAAATATTCTTTTAGGGGCAGATGGTAAACCTAAGAAGTCTCTATCTAAATCAAAGATAAAAACTAATCGTCTTTCATTTGTATAATTCCAGGCACTATGTAAAGATTGATTATCAAATCCCCATACTTCATCCCAAACCATTCCAGTACCTTCACTTTCAAAACCTAATTGTTTCCAACCTGTGTTCTTAGGTATGATAAGAGGTATATGTATTCTTAATCTTTTTGTATCTCTATTACCAGGTGCAGTATGTATAGGTATTTTATTATTTCTATCTAATATACTATAAAAGGCACCACCAACATAATCAGACCATAAATTAACTAATGTCTTTGCAGTAGGATAAGTTTCAGACGCCTCTTTAAAACTAGAGTCAGCATATTTAATACCATCAACTTCTATCTTATTAGGTTTTTTATATTCACCTTTATTAATATAATAATCTAAATACTGTACCGCCTCAACCATCCACGCTTCATTGTATCCGTGTTCGTAACCATGATCGTAAAAGTTATTTGAGAAACCTGTAAATAGTTTGTTGCCGTCAAACCATTTCTTTTTTGTTTCTTGAAAGTCTTTGTATTTAGGATGTTGTTTATCTTCTAGAATTGCTTTGATTGCTTTTTTTGTGGTAAGAAATTCGCCTGTTTGCCAATTAGGATGTTCTTTTAAAAACTCTTGAGTAAGAGCAGTTCTGCTATTATTTAAAATTTCACCGATCTTTCCTAATTCAGAAAGACCCCATACTGTTTTCATAAAACTATTTATATCTTACATAACATATAATATTTGTTGCTTGGGTATAAAGGTCCTACTAATGTTTGTCTCATATACCAATGTCGGGCTATCGGTCCTTCGTGTGCTTGTCTTGCAAGTAAACCATCAGCAATTAATGTGAGACCACATTTTTCAATCATTGGTTTAAATGTGTCAATATCACTTGCATAACAATTATGTACTGTTAAAATATATCCGCCTGGTTTTAAAAGTGATTTTGCATTTCTGAATACAGTATTAAGTTCCCCCCAATTATCATCATAACATCTATCTTCAAATTTTGCAACCGCTTTATGTTGTTCTGTCTTTACACCATATGGCATAGCAGGAGCACCAGTTAAATCTTTTGCTGCTTCAATACCGATTTCAGCACCTCGTACTTGAGATTTTACTTGATAACAACCAGTTCTCTTATCATATGGTGGTGTTGCAGCGATAATGATATCGTATTTTTTACTAACAACAGCATCCCAATCAGCATTTACAGTCATTGGTGGTTCAAGTCCTAAGTTCACACAGGTTCTTAGTTTATCTTCGATATCATATTTTTTAAGAATACGCTTCGTTTCTGTTATCAAGTCCTCATCTTTCTCAACACAGGTTGAATGAGTAAACACACCAGCGTTTCTTTCAAGTCCGGTTTTTGTAAGATTGATTGGTGTTGAGTTTCTACCAAACCCAACAAATAAGGCGTCATCTTTACCACAGTCAGCAGGTAATATCTCACCTCTCGCTAAAGAAGTTTGTAAGGCAGCAGCAACATCTAAATTCCAATATTCCCATTTACCCATACGAATAGGTTTTGTGAGTTCAAAGGTTACTTCATTATCATTAAACTCAATGCTTTTCATTTTATTCTCTTCATATTCTATTGTACCACCAGTAAAGATTATCTCTCTATGTGTATCTATCGAAGCGTCATCTACCTGAAAATCGTATTGATTGGTGTTGTTTGGTGAAAACATATGAAGTTTATCATCTAGCGATTTTGACTCATTATTTCTTTCATACAAGAGTGAAAAATGTTCTGCCTCCGCAGAGGTATTAATGGTGTGGGTATTACCGTTTTTATCTTTAATTGTTGCCATATTACTATTTATAAACCTTTGTGTTTGTTTTTAATTAATATGGTTTGTGCTCCACTACCTCCTGAAAGAAGTGTATCAATCCCAGCCTGTTCTAAATTTTTTACTAAATGTACACAACGAAAACAAAAATTTTCATTCTCACAATCGCAGGTAACTTGATCTTTGACAAGATAATCAAAAGAAATACCAACTCGTAGGTTGTTATGCGGATAGGGTTCGGTCCAGTGACTCGTAGCATTTGAGAATACAACACAACGACCAGGTACATTATTAATTTGATTGACTTCTTCACCAGGTACCTGTACAAATAATGGACAGATATCACCTGTTATCCAAAGCACACCTGATATCGTCTTGCGTTTTGTTTGATACCTATGATCGTGTTTCGGTACTGCTAATTTATGATTGAGTATTGACCACCAACTTCTTAAATGTACAAGTGCAGTTGAACCTGTATGTTGTGTAATACATTGTTCAACCCATTGTTGTAATTCACCGGTTAACGGTCCATCATGTTCGATACCTTCTTTACACACTTTCTCAATATTCGTTTGCCAACAAAAGAACTTAGTTTTTTTATGTTCAATATGCTCACCGGACACAAACGAAAGAGGAGAACGGCGAATACTTGTTGTGGGTGGTGCCTCATTCGGTATCGTAAGATTTTCTAGAGGGGCACCATCATAGATTGATAGATCATTTTTCATATGCATTATTTTTTATATAGTCAAAAGTATAACCTTTGTACATCTCTCCTTCTTTCGGTTGAATATTATGTTTTGTTTGAAAACATTTAAAACACATGGTTGTTTTTGAACAATCACACATAGGTTGATTTGTAATACGATAATCAAAAGATATACTAATACGAGGTTTACCACTATGTACATATTTTTTGACTTCGTGAGTTTCATAACCATTAAACAATACAAGACGCCCAGGTATGTTGGTCACCGTGTTCTTCCCGACTGTTAAGGGTGCATAATCGCCTTGTACAAAAAAGACACCTGATACTGTACGATTTGTGCTTGGGTAGTGATGATGATGAGGTTCAACACCTTCACCTGTATTTGTCATATACCAAGATCGTAAACATTTAAATTGATTTGATTTTGTATAGAGCAGTAAATTGTATTCGATCCAGCGTTTGATATGACTAAATGAATTCAAGTTGAGTAAAGCATTACATGAATTGCTTTCAAGTAGATTCACACTTCTACGATTCATCATACTCTTCCAAAGTATCGCTGAAGTGCCCTCGTTGTTATGTAGTGTTGTATCATCAAAACGATCTTGTCTTGGTCCTGCAAGACCTTCAAAAGATGTTTCAGATAAACCGTGATTATCAAACAAATCCGGCGAAATGTATAAACTCTCAACCATATCGAGACCAACTTAAAAAAATTTTTCCTAAGTATATAAACCAATGATTCCCAGTATCATCAATAGATACAATACTGGTCCAGCAGGAAACATACCAATACTATAAGAGAACCCTAAAATAAGTATAGACCCACCTATGACAAACCGCAAGAGTTGTTTCAGTATATCATTCACCATAACGACCCTCACAGAAATAATCATATCCGGTTAACTCACCTTCATCATGCCATTCAAATAAATTCTTTGTGATTTTGACCTTATTGTCGTGTAGGTATGCTTGACACTGCCATTCGTCTGTAAACTCACCAATGTATAGATGATGTTCAATTGGTCCATTCACACCAAAAGTCAACATATACACTAACATCCAAGTATAACTCATAATATTATGTATAAGAGTAAGGCAACCAGACATATCTCACCAATTGCTTTGTAATCGTTTTCTCTTATTTCTCTTTTCTTGTCTGGCAACATTCACCGTTCTCCTCTTTAGATTGTGTATGATTATCACACTTAGGGGTATTGAATAAACCCTTACTGATCGCCTTACTAATTGAATCTTCCTTCTTATCAAAGTATTCACAAATACATTCTTCATTCCCACAATGAGCACAGACCTTCACATGAATTTGTGTAATATCAGAATGCCACTTTTTACGATATTCTTTTGCTCGTATCGATTCAGCATTACTATATGATTCAAGTAGATGTTGTCGTTCCCAGTATTCATCAAACGAGATATCGCCATCTACCTCATTACCGTATATGTCTTTGATACGACCTCTTGCCGTCTTTGGGGGTTTATTTTCCATGCGAAAAAATTTCTATGTTAAATTCTAACGGTTTGTTTCTAGTTGTATAGTATCTAAAAGATTACTTAAAATATATAAAAGTTCTCATAGTTTAGTTCAGATCAATTCGTGAGGCGTCTATGTCAACATAAGAGGTTGTCTCTTCTTTACTAAACCCTTCTATGTCTTTCTTAAAGTTACCGAGCGCTCTCATATGAATATCTTGCTTTGCTCTCATATTTATATCACCTGAACTATACAAGTTAATATCATTACCATCACCACCGGTCACCAGGTTAATCTGTCCGTCATCTACTTGTACATTCACATTACCACCATCATCTACTTGTATGGTGTAGTCGTTCTCGCCTTTGTTTGTATTCACGAGGATCTTTAAGGCACCGTTGATGGTAATACTCTCATTACTCTTGATATGTGCATAATGGTCACCATCTACTATGTTATACTGATCCTTCTTGATATTGTCCACCCTGGTGCCATCTGGGTGTATCTCTATGCCAGTACCGTTG